GGACACTGGTCGAAACGCCGAAAGGCGTCTACGGAATCCACCGTTAACCTAGGAGAGCAATACACATGTCTTACATAACCAAAACCGACCCCAGCACCATGACCTTTGGCACCTCACGGCAAGGCCAGCTGATAGCGCCATACGCTGAACTGGTCGAGCTGTTCGGTGAGCCGCATGACTTCTTTGATGACATCAAGTGCGATGCAGAGTGGTACGTCGAGTTCGACGACGGCACGGTCGCCACGATCTACAACTGGAAAAACGGTCGCAACTACTGCGGACCTGACGCCCCATACGCTGAGGAAATAACAGCGTGGAACATTGGGGGCATAACCCATAAAGCCGCAGAGAGGATATTAGAGCTATCGACCCACTATCGGCTGAACAGATGAGAGCTTACCCAGTCGGGCACCTGCGGGTGCTCTTCTGAGTGCGCTTTCGCACTATCACAACACTCAACTCACAACACCTTGGAGTCCATTATGGCCTTTAACATTGCAAGCGTTACCCCTAATCAAGCGAGTCAATTCCTGACCGCATCAATCAATCAACCCAAGCCTAAGCCTGTGTTCCTGTGGGGACCATTCGGCGTTGGCAAATCATCCATCGTTCGCGATGTCGCTAATGCGATGGGCATTGGATTCATCGATGCTCGACTGTCCCAACTGTCATCCGTTGACCTTCGTGGTCTGCCCGCTGTTGACGGCGAGTTCGCCACCTTCAAGCTTCCCGACTGGCTCCCTCGAACTGAGCGAGACGGCGATCGGGGTGTCTTATTCCTCGACGAGCTGACACTGGCCGCACCATCGGTACAGGGTGCCGCGTACCAGCTACTGCAAGAGCGTGAGCTGGGCGATTACAAGCTCCCTCATGGTTGGGTAGTGCTCGCCGCTGGCAACCGTCCTGAAGATAATGCGGGCGTCTCAGGGCGTCAGGATGCGGCGGTCATGAATCGATTTGCCACGCACTTGAATGTCCTGCCTGATGTTGATGGGTGGGTCGATTGGGCCGGTAAGCAATCGCTAATGCCTGAGTTGATCGCGTTCATCGCTCACCGTGGGCGTGCGGTTACCCGTGGCGACGGCACTGTCGAGCAAGCTGGCTTGCTTCATGAGTACCCCGACGGCGGATGCCCTAAGGGTCACATCGCTGTGGCCACTCCACGGTCGTGGGAAGCCGCGAGCAACATCCTGTCGCTGGGCCTTGATGCCGACCTTGAGCAAGCCGCTATGCAGGGGTGTGTCGGTGAGGGTGCATCGGCTGAACTCGCAGGGTTCCTGCGTATCTGCCGGACACTGCCTGACGTGGGTCAAGTATTGAGCGACCCATACTCAGCACCGACACCGACTGAGCTACCTACGCAGTATGCAATGGCGACGATCCTCGCCCAGCGTTGCACTCGCGACACCATCGATAACGCAGTGACCTATGCCAACCGCATGAATGGCGAGCTTGCCGCACTGCTGATCACTATCGCAACGAACCGCGACGAGTCACTTAAGAGCACTCAAGCTTATGTGAACTACAAGGTCGCTAACCAAGACATCAACATCTAAGGGGAATCACATGTCTAAGATTCAAGAAAACGCATTACTGGTGAAAGTCCAGATTAAAAAGTGGAGCAACACCAAGCGCGACGCCAACCTCAGCGATGAGCTTGCGATTGCAAAGGCCGCTCGAACTGAGCTGATCAGGGTCAATAAGACCTTGATCGACTCACCTCAAGTCAAAGCACTGTCAAAGATTGGCGGTCAAATAACTAACAACATACTGCGCCGACTGTGCGTGCCGTGGGATGACGGGGTGCATCTACTGACTGTCGATCTGATCGATAAGTTCGAGGATGAGCTTCGCAAAAAGCGTGACTACTGGGATGAGCTTGTTCGCGAGCTTGGTGACGAGTACGAAGCTCAAGTTAATCGTGCTCGCATTGCACTGGGTGACGCATTCGATGAGAGCGATTACCCGTCACGCGACGATGTTATGTCACGCTATTCGATCAGCGTCGAGTATCGTCCACTGCCTGAGGGTAACGACATTCGAGTCAACTTGCCCCAGCATAAGCTGGACCAGCTCAAGTCTGACGTTGAGTTTCAGGTGACCAGCCGTGTCGAGCAGGCGATGGAAACGGTCCACGATCGCGTTGTGGACACGTTGCAGTCACTCATCGAGGGTCTCGAACGTCACGGTCAAAAGGGTGACGATGCCAAGCGTGCATCTAAATTCTCTGACAACACCGTCAATAAAATCTCAGAGCTGGCTGACATACTGCCCGCGCTGAACATCACTGGCGATCCCAAGCTAACCTCAGCATCTAATGACTTGCTGACCAAGCTTCGCGATCTCGACGCCGACGAGCTACGCACTGATGAGACCAAGCGTCAGTCCACAGCAGAGACTGCAAAGTCTATCGTCAATAATCTCACCGGCTTTTTTGACTAAGGGGTAACACTATGAACGCCGATCAAATCATTCAAAAGGCTAAGGCTCGCATGATCGTGAGCCATCCTTTCCACGCATGCCTGCTGTTCAGACTTCGCATTGAGGTGGCCAACGTGCCATCGATGGCGACTGACGGTAGCGCTATCTACTACAACCCCACATGGGTCGAGAAGCACACGGTTCAAGAGATCGAGGGTGTGCTCGCTCATGAGTGCATGCACGTCGCCTACTGCCACCACCTGCGCCGCAATGGCATCGATCCTAAGGTGTGGAACGAAGCAACCGACTATGCGATCAACGGCACCTTGATCAGCCACGGCTTCAAGCTACCCGCTGGTGGCTTGTATGATTCCAAATACAACGGATGGTCTGCTGAGGCTATTGTGCGCGACCTGCTGGCCGATCAGGGCAATGGTGGTTCTGACACCCAAGACAATCAAACGTCTGACAGCGGCGATTCTGATGCGTCTGACGGGCAGTCTGGTGGTGACGCCGATATCGATTCATCGTCCAATGATGATTCGGGCGTACCGTGGGGCGCTGTCATGGATGCCACCAACGACAATGGTGACACACTTAGCGATGCTGAGGTCGCTCAAGCTGAACGCGAGATGGCGTCCACTGTGTGCGAGGCCGCTCAGGCTGAAAAGAAGTCTGGCAAGGGTGGCGACAATGGATGGCTACGCGACATCACTGAGTCATACAAGTCTGACGAGCAACCGTGGCACCAGATCTTGCAGGACGCACTGTCCGATGCCGTGCCCTTTGATGAGACGTTCGACAATCCCGATCGTCGATTCGTTCACGAGGGTATGTACCTGCCATCCCACAACACACTGCCCAGCGGTGAGCTTGTTATTGCTATCGATACAAGCGGCTCGCTCACCATGCGTGAGCTGTCCACAATCGGCAACCACGTTAAGGACATCGTGGCAACAATCAATCCGACCCGAACCATCGTGATCTACTGCGATGCTGAGGTGCGTCACGTCGATGAGTTCGATCGACACGACGAGGTGACCTTGCAGTTCTATGGTGGCGGTGGCACTGAGTTCGCACCCCCATTCAACTACGTCGAGTACCACGGTCTCGACCCGCATGCGCTGATCTACTTCACCGATGGGTGGGGCTACGTGTGGGGGCCGCAGTTGATCGACCAACCTGAGTACCCAGTGTTCTGGGTAACCAGCGACAGCAAGCCTCACTTCCACCAGTGCGCTGAGTTCGGTGAGGTAATCGAGGTGGCCGCCTAGTGCGGCCTCAACCCTAGGAGGATTTATGTTATATCGAGTTAACGAGCAATGGTTAAAGCGTCATGCCCGCACGATTGCGGACGCCCACAAGAAACCTGCGGATGCCGATGGCAAGCGCAGGGTGTACATGTATGGTCGGCGCATGACAATTGAAGAGGTTACAAACATTCTGTCACTTCAGCATGGTTGTGACCCCACCAAGGAAGCTATTGAAGAGGCTATGTTATGAGAATGAAAGACAAGGGATACACAACGATGGCGTATGAAGACCCGTCGCTTAACTTTTACCCCTGCGATCTGGCAGAGATACTCATTGCCAGCAACGAGGTATCGAATGAACTCACCCCAATCTGCATTCAACAGTTTGGTGGGTTCGCTGAAGAAGAGTTTATCTATAACTTATTTAACTGTCCTGACAAGGCAATCGATCAGCTTCGCAGTGCAATGATAAGCCACTGCGAAGACGACCTCGTGTTGGCGACTCAAAACGAAAGGGCTTATCTAAGGTTGGAAACAGAATGTTAGAGGTATGGTTCGGGCTATCGCTCGCGTTCTTAATCTCACTCGCCGCCGTGTGCATTGGCATACTGGTGGCTGAGGAAACTGACATCAACAGAAAGGGAGACGACTATGAGTAAGGTGGGACATCTACGCACTAACAAAACCCCAGTCCGCAGTCGGATATGCCGAAGTGTGTTTGCAAACGGCGACGATGAAGACTGGTCTGCTATTATTGGGGATGCAATAGGTAAGGGGATCTTGCCTGAGGAACTATACATGCGGGATCTCGTTAGCTTTAACAAGCGGGGCTCCGCCTTTCAGGGCACAGTACGGGAGTTTCTTGCCAATGAATTACGAGCCAAACAACCTAAGCGCAAACGAGCTAAGTGATATCAAGGCGGCCATTGAGGCCGCCATTATCCACGCCAATAGACTCCAGCATCCTGTGATTCTGCGAGACAATTTAACCTCAGTTGCAATGACCTACGACAATGCGACAATGGGGGTGGAAGTAATACAACCAGACGAGACAAGGTATGCTGGAAATAGAAGGCCTTTCACCTGAAGAGACATTGATCTTACTGACACTCATCGAAGAGGATCACGGGTATCGAGCAACAATCAACGTGACCGACACCCTTTTCCAAATGGACCCAGATCGAGCGGCACTTGTGATTCATGGGTGGGTGACACTGCTAAATGATTTGATGAGCGAAATGCTCGAACACGTAGACAACGACCCGATCGATATGTATATTCACTGATGGGTGTTGTGACCCTTGACCCTCCTAGGTCAACGCCCCTGTAACCTTTGGGTTGCGGGGGCACATTAACAGAGTGGATTCCTTGCGGAAGTATTGCCCCTCCTGCTGTGAAGCATAGGGGCTTTTTTATTCCCGACTCAAAACTTTAATCAGCAAAGCAATCCTTTCCTCGCCTACCCTTCTGTCTTCAACAATGCAGTCCTGCACAACCTCGACGCCCTCAATACCATGACGCCTACGGATTCCGTTGATGGCATATCGCCACCGGATAAACCCCGTATTAGCGAGGTCACCCTTCCCGCTCCCGCCCATGACTGCACCCATATCAATTGACCGTAAAAAAACCCCAGCGCCCTGCGCTAGATTCAATAGCCTTTCCGCCTCCATGTGATGAGCAATAGTGATCACGTCCTCAAGTAATAACCGATCAATAGTTAGCTGGTCTTTTACTTTGGCGCGCGCAAGGCCAGACTCCAACTCCTCAACATGCACATCGTGCTTGGTGTGAAGCTGGGCCGTGCCTATATCACTGAGATCAGTACCACTCTTTGTCCGTTTCATGGGGAGACCTCGTTAGCTCCGCTGGAATGTCCACGTCAACGTCTATCACCTGATCGCTGTATCGTCCGGTCGGTATGTCATATTCTATCACCGTCTTTCCTACCTGCCCCAACCACTTGAACCTGACCTTCCAGCAGTGAACCTCAACATCTCGATTCTTATTGCGGTGAACCGTGATTCCCAAGTCGGCCTTCGCAAAGAAGCTTGCCGACCCAGAGATATTCATGCCCTTTGGCACAGCGGTGCGCCCCTCCTGATCTGTAGGCATCTTAGCTGGGTGCGCGATGAACCAGATATGAATCCCCTGCGCTCTCGCAAATGCAACGAGGCGGGTCAGCATATCGTTGATGCCTTGGTGTTCGTTGTCTGCCTTCTGTGACTGGGCAATGTAGTTGTAAGGATCGATAACTAACCCCCTGACCCCCATCCTCATGACTGCTTGCTGACATCTGTCCAACACTGAATCAATTGTTGCGGCCTCACCAGTCCTCTGCTCTAAGAACATAAAGTGTTCGTGGATGTAGTCGAGGGTGCTTGATGCTTCAGCCTCACTCATCTTAGATGTTGGCCCATCAAAGAAAGGTTTACCTGCAATCTTCTCAGCCAGCTTGGCGATGTGGAGTGCGGGTGGATTCTCAAACGATGCGACTGCGAACTTCCAACCATACTTCTTGGATAGGTTAACCATTAGCTGATCAATAAATTCTGACTTGCCCGATCCGGGTATCCCAGTCACTATCGAAAGCTGTCCCTGCACCACAGTGAATAGCTTATCTATTGAGTGCATACCTGTGGATAACCCTCCGATCATTCCGTTCTGATACAACTGCTGAACTTCCTGCCGGTAATCATCAACCTGATACACGCCCTCAAGGGGTAAAGGTTCTGCGGAATCAATCATTCCTCGAACGGCGTCAATTCCGTACGCTTTTAGAACATCGTTAGCATCCTTGCAGTCATCGGGATACATGACGCTGTAGCACTTGGCCCTACCGATCCTGCGAGCCAGCTCCTCTTGCAGTGCATGGCCTGCTTCGTCGTTGTCAGTGACCAAGATAATCTTATCGCAGTCGTTGAGAACATCCTTGGCATCCCAGATGTAGTTGAACTTGATGTCTTCACTCGCATCAACCTGCTTGTTTGATACTCGTTGCGGTGCCCCGTTAGGAACCGAGACTGCGTAGACATTCTCATCGAGCACCGACGCAACGGTAAGACAATCGATCTCTCCTTCTGTAATGACGAGCGCATCCACCTGAGATGCTCGCCTTGCATTCTCAACGCCCCACAAGATGCGAGCCGCGCCGTCTTGAGTGAACCGCTTGTCCCCAATCGATCGCCACTTGACTGCCTCATCCTGCCCGTACACAAAGCCAATCGCCTCGACCTCACCAGCAAGATGCTCACCATGCTGACGGAAGTATCGCTTGCCTGTAACTACGCGGTATTTATCCTTGACTAGTGAATAGTCAATTGACCTGCGCCTAAGAAAAACATCGATGTCACTTTCGTCACTTTCTTTGGGCACGCTAATCGCCCGCACCTTGTTTTCTTTTTTATCTTGGTACTGCTCGTAAAATGGTTGGTTGTTTTTACGTCCGCTCACATTGCAGTGGTGGCAGTAATAGATCAGATCGTTTCCTTCGAAGGTAACGCTAAGGGTTTTTTCTCCTTTCTTTTTTCTGTTTGGCGCGCACTCAGGACAGACGTAGCGCGAAGATGTTGTGACGTTCTCAAGTAAGTTCTCCAGATCAGCTGTTGACATATTATCCCCGTTGTCAGTAAAGTTAAAATCAAAAGGAATACTCCTAGATATATTAGTACTCCTAAGTATTTGAAATAATTAGAAATACTTACAGTCCTAGATGTATTCCTAGTTTCTAGGAAGCTCACGAATCAAATCCTTCACTAGCTTTTCACGACGAACACCCTGATGTTGGGCGGCTTCAATGACCCTCTTCTTGATGGCCTTTGCGTTCAGTCCAGTGATGTCACAAAGATGGTCGTGACCATCCGCTAAAAAAAATTCGAGTGCGCCCGCTCTTTCGTTATCGTTAGCATCCAGCAAGTCACGCATCGCTTGGATAACGATGCTCTCTTCCAAAGATTTTGTCATCGGCGGTCCCCACCACGATCTCCGACCTTGGGTTCTCCCTGTCGAGCCCCCAATAAATATACTTCTCTTTAACCTGACGGTCGTTGCCATAAATAAATCCTTGCATGCAGTCCAAGATCACAGACTCATCTAGGTCCGGTCTCCGCGTGGCGTAATATATTTTTATATCCACCCAGAGATCACCTTCAAGCATCTCACCCCCAAGACTGGGACACTGTGCCTTGAACATCTTCTCATACCCCAACGCCTTCGATGACTTGATAAACGCTGGACGATTTTTAATCTTAACCAGCCGCCTAGAATTTGCTTTGCTGGCTGGCTCTCCGATTATTGTGAACCATATACTTGTCATTATGCAACCCCTATTATATACTTGACATTATTCGAGCACACAGGGAACATCCCATGAGCAAGATCGGCAACTGGTTAATCGAGCTGGAGCAAAACGGAGAGGTTTATTATGACGAACAGCAACAAAGATACATTGCAGATAGAGAGCGTCCCAGTACCGGACGACTACCGAATGAAGCGGGAGAACCTGCCGGAGAACATTGCGGCAGTGCTCAAACAGATGCGGGTGGGACAAAGCTTCTTCCTCTCGACTGATGACAAAGAGCATACCGCACGCAAGTCTAGGGCGCTACGATCAAGGGTGACCCGATTGCAGAACGAGTTTCCAGAACTCCGATTCTCTATCCGACACGAGACCAAGGACGATCAAGCTGGTGTCCGCGTCTATCGTGTGGAGGACGAGTATGCCGATAAGTAACAGGTTCAACCTTCCTGATGTGGTTGTCAAAGCTTTAACCGTGGACACGTACTCTCGGGGCAACAGCGATATATCAATTACCACGCTAATTGACAGCCCGCGCATCGGCATTTTGCAAAAGGATCACGCCGAAGAGATCGAGCAGGATGCAGTAGATTTTCTTTGGAGTCGGTTCGGTACGTCTGTCCACAACATGTTCGAGAGTGCGGCAGAGGGTGACGATACTTGCATAAGCGAGGAGCGATTGTTTCATGACCTACAAGACTGGACCGTCTCTGGCGCGATAGATCTACAGCACGTCGAGTCGGACGGTGTAATTGTCAGTGACTACAAGGTCACGTCTGTCTGGTCTGTTATTCATGACAAGGTGGAGTGGCACCGACAGCTTAACTGCTACGCTTGGCTCGTGCGACACGCTAAACAATTACCTGTCAAAAGCTTAAGGATCATTGCGATTCTTCGTGACTGGCAGAGACGTAAGGCAGAAGAGGGCGGCAACTATCCTGAGTCTCCAATCATGATCGTGGAAATTCCGCTTTGGTCTACTAAAGAGCAGGACAGATACGTGGATACGCGAGTGAGAATGCACCAGTCAGCACACGGCGGCTGGGCATTTGATAACGAGCTTCCGTTTTGTTCGGAGAGCGAGCGATGGGTTAAGCCAACAACCTATGCCGTTAAGAAGAAGGGCAGGATTCGCGCAATCAAACTGCATAACAACGCTGAAGATGCCATCCGGCACTCTGAACAGCTTGGTGAAGGTCACTCCGTTGAGGAGCGCACGGGTAGCGCCACTAGGTGTGAACAAAACTGGTGTCGAGTTGCTCAGTGGTGCGATCAGTACAAGGGGGGAGAGAATGCTTAGTCAGAACAGTATAGACATCAAGATGATTTCTATATTCCAGCTTACAAAAATCGACGGACTGTCCGCTCACATTGACAATACAAACGCAATTGCTTTTACGTTTCTGCACAGGGGACTACGCAAACCGCTCGTTAGAATGCCGATTATTTTATTTGAGAAGCTAGAGCCTATCGAAATTAGAGGTAGCTTAGAGAGGGCGTTGATAACTGGCTACGACATCGACGGCAAGGGATTACGCATCGATCTAAGTGGATTCAAGAAAGACCCGTTTTCATCACAAAACTAGGAGGCTGTATGTCAGCACACAAAACCTTGGTGCAAGCGCTCGCGCACGCACAATCAGAGATGAGTCACGCAACACTGGACGAGGTAAACCCTCAGTTTAAATCTAAGTTTGCGTCACTTAAGTCAGTCATCGACGCGGTGAAGCCAGCGCTTAACAATCATGGCGTTTGGTTTATGCAGAAATCTGTACCTATTGACAACGGTATTGCTATTGAGACCGTGTTCTATGGGTATGGCGAGGAGATTGCAACCGGACCTGTACCTGTCCCAGCACAGAAGGCTACGCCACAAGGGTATGGGTCAGCCATTACATACGCCAAGCGATATTCACTGGCTATGGCATGCGGGATATCCGCCGCGCAAGATGACGACGGTAGTCTTGCGGAGAAGGAAGCGCCAGCAAAGGTTAGCTTTGCCGATCTCGAGACGCCAATCAAAGATCTTGCTGAAGAGATGGGTCAAGGGGCAGACAAAAGCAGAGGCAAGACCAAGCCAGCGGCAAACAAAAAATCAGATTCTATCGTCGATCACAAACCGAAGACGGCAGAGGAAGCCACCGTTGCTGTTGACGCACTGATCGAGTTGATCAGGGGTATGTGCAACACGGTAGCGGAGGCAAAAAGTATGTTCGATGCCAACGGTGAGTTGGTTAAGAACTTGGAGAAGGACTTCCCTGATGAGCGACAACGCTTGAAGAATGCTATGGGAATATTTGTTAAACAACTAGGAGAAAGCAAATGAGCGACAACAACATCAAGGGCGACCCGTTCTACTTAAACGATAACAAGGATAAGTCAGCCGACAATCATCCCGATTACAAGGGCAACATGAAGCTTACCGTGTCTCAGCTTCAAGGGCTGATACAGATCTACAAGCGGGCGCAACAGGAAAATGAGGAGCCTATTTTGCAGGTTGATTTTGCTGGATGGCAACGTCAAAGCAAGGACACCGGCAAGCCATACGTGTACTGCACGAACGAGGTGTACACCGGACAGCGCCGCAAGAAGCAAGCTAATAACATCGACTTCTGATGGAGCTGATCTTCTATAAGGAAGACCAATGGGCGTTCGAGGGGTTGCAGTTGATAGCCTCTCGCTCACCCGACGGTTACATCAAGCTTCTCTCTATGTGGAAAACAATGGGAGACGAGGGGATAGTATTAACTATTAAGCCACCAATGCGATTCAAGACTCGGAGCCAAGAGAACTATTATCGCAAGTGGTGCAATCAGTTTGCCAAGCACTGCGGACTTACTCCTGATGAGATGCACGACGAGATGTTGTGCATAACCTACGGCAGTGAGGAGGTAGAAACAAAGTTTGGCGCAAGGCGAAGACCACTGCAACGAAGTAGTTCTGCTAGCGTAAGAGAATACTCGGAGCTGGTAGAGACATTGATAAGAGTTGCCGCAGAGATGGACTTCGCTGTACCGCCACCTGACACGAGGCTAGAAGATAACAATGGAACCAGCTGAGATATCAAAACTTAAAGCAAGAAGGGAGCAGATCAAAGAGATCATGCGTTGGATAGATGATGCTGAGGAGATGGCTTTTTTAGAGCTAGAGACAAGGCAGATTAACGAGAAGCTGAAGGGCTTCGATGAAGAGGCAACAGAACTAAGCGCCCTGCTTGGTAAGCGAGTCACTGATGCTAGTAACAGTTAGCCGCAAAGATTCTCATACAGCAACACTGATGGGGCTGGACACCGTCAAGCTGGTTGAGATGCAGGGCGTATCGCCTCGACTCGAAAACAAAAATCAATCGCGCAAAGAAGCAAACATCTGGGGATTCAAAGCTGAGTTTGCTGTAGCTAGGCTACTAAATACTGAGCTACCAATAGTCAATGTTGCTACTGATGGCGGCGTTGACCTTTGGTTTGATGATGTTTCGATTGATGTGAAGTTCTCGAACAAGGAGAGAGGCCCGCTGATCTTCGATAACATCGAGAAGTTTCAAGCGGACTTGGCTGTGCTGGTGGGGAAGACGGACGAGGAGAATGTGCTCAGGGTGAATGGGTGGGTAGACAAGGGTCGCTTTGAGCGCGAGGCTCAGGCCAGAGACTTTGGCTATGGACCTAGGCTCAAGATGGACCACGGTGATCTTGATCCGATAGAGTCCTTGTGGCGGAAGCTAATGGCCAGAAGATTCAGGTATAACAAGCATGTCTAAGCTGAGAAAGTCAGCGCGAGGACAGATGTGTACGTTACAAATCTACCCACACTGCAACAACAACCCAGAGACTACTGTTTTGGCCCACATACCCAGCAACCACAAGGGTTTGGGCATGAAATCACCTGACTATTTTGGAGTGTATGCTTGTCACAATTGTCACGATGTCATTGATGGCAGGACCAAAACGAACTTAAGTAAAGAAGAGATCCTGCGATGTCAGCTCCGCGCCTTAGAAAGAACGTGGAGCCGCATGATTGAGGCTGGGTTAATTAGCCACCAGTAAGTCGTTGCATAAGCCTAGACTCAAAGGCCGGAAGGTCGGCCTGCTTTTTTAGTTGAGGAACAATACTAAGATACTCATTAAGTCTTGCGTCTATGTCCTCAATCATTTGCTTCTTTAATTCTGCATCAATATCTGCGCGAAGGATCTGCTCTCGCTGTTTTCTTGTGTCATCAAGAACTTTCTTTACCTTGTAGACGGGCGTTTTAATTTCTAGCAGGTGCCCCTTTGAACTTAAGTACGCCTCGTACTCGTCAAACCTTC